TGGATAGATTTTATCTTGAATTGATTTATATCCTATGCCTAGCGACTATAGGCGGGTCTATACTAGGTACATTCTACTATTGACCATTAAATAAGCTTGCAGCCCCTTAACCGGGGCTTTTTTTTGGCCTGAAATAACTGGCAGTTATTGAATAGTACCCATAGAATGAAGTAGAGGTATATTTTTATGACTACATTAAGTTTGAATTGGAATGATCTTAGCCATCGCATGAGAGCGCAAATAAGTATCGATAGTGAGCCTAATTACGTGCGATCAATGCTCGATCAATTGGCATTGACTATTAGTGAGGGGCAAATTGAAGTACTTGAAAACGCATTAACGGCGTCTAATGACGAAATAGTCAAGCAAGTATTATTTGATCACTTAATTGATTGTATCTTTGACGACGTAGATTAAAGCCGTTCAGTGGATCGCCTTACTTCTCCCTTCTCTTTATCTAGCACGATTAAACACATTGACTGACCACTGACATAGCCAGTCTCATTGTGCCATGTATCAGCACTAGGAAGCCCGGCGAAGCTTTCAGTAATGCAACCGCCGTAAGTCTCAATAGTGGCATTCTTTGAGTGAATGTGACCATGATAGCAATAACGATGCTTAGTATTGCCCCATATCTCAGGATATTTAGCAGCGAAGTATTCCGCCAGTTTATTGGGTTTGGGCGCATGACCGTGAGACACTAAAAAGGCTGTATTGCCATGTTGATAAACCCATGTAGGCGAAGGCGTCATCTCAATAGTCACTCTCTTATTATTGCGCCAATATGCTTCCTGGTGAGCCTTTATCGCCATGCTTAGCACTGAGTCATGATTCCCCTTAACGTGCCTTACAATGACGTTTTTGTACCTTTTAAGCGCTTCCTCGGTTATAAAAGACAATACTTCCAACCCAACAAGGAAAACCTGCTCTAATCTGCCATCAGTATCAACCCTGGTTCCTTTTGTAGTGGTCGATTCGTAGTTATCACTGTGAAAGAAATCGCCTAATTGATTGATGATGATTGTTTCGCACTCTGGCGCATTGTTCATCAAACGCATAAAAACGTCTTTATGTCGCTTTGCTGCTATCTCTAAATTGTAGTTTTCGCCGCTAATATCTTCATGGGCGTACATACCAAAGTGAGCATCGCCGATATTAACAACGGCCAATTCGTTACCCTTAACTTTCTTTTTAGGTTTAGCGATGAAAGGTGATTTGTTCTTTTGATGTTCTAAGAATTCATCGAGGGCATTTTTGATCTGCTCTAACTGGTCTTGTTGTTGTAAGTTAGATTTAACCCACTGAACCTTAACATTGCCTTCATCATCGTATAGCGTAGAAACGCCTTTAGCGACAAATCCATCAGGAACCGGGCGGTGCATATCATGCTCTGGCGACCAACCCCGTGCTGCGGCCTTAGCTTTGATCTGTTGTATGCTTCTTTGCATTACACGAACAACCACCCCCAAACTATCAGCGGCTTCCTTGTTGCTCGAATACTTTATTTTCGCTAGAACGGTTTCTCGTTGTCTTTCTGTATCGCAAAATTCCAACAAACTTTCATCAATCATCTGGATTCTCCAGTTGTCTATTTGCTTGTGATTGTAAAACGCTCAGGTAACCTTTTGCCAGTATTAGGCTTTCTTCGTCTTGATTATCAAAGCTATACAGCATCGTTACACCGCCCATATGCGAGTGATCAAGGCCCAATAAAACAAATTGCTGCGGGTCATAACCTCGTTCTTGGCACTCTTTTACCGCCTCAATTAGGATTGCTTGATAAGGCGTAAGCTTTTCTAGGTCAATAACGTCACCAATATGGACAATATTGCTCATAAATACCTCAGTGTAGTTTTAAAACGGCATCTTCGCCCGGTAATTTAGCTTTTAAAAGCATGACATCGCTAATTAATGACATCATTACCTCGTCTTTGTTGGAAATCTTGTCACCGGCGACCAATAACAGCGATAAAGTGTCAGATAACTCACTCAAAGCGGTCTGTATATCATCGTAAGTCATGATTTGTCCCACTTATTAGGCCAAGGCGGGCAAGGAAACCCCTTACTCACTAGCCAGCGGTGCAGCACACTGTAAATTTCATCGTGTTCGTTGATTTTTAAGTCCTCAGTGAAAGCCTTTTGCACGACTGCTTCCTGTATCGGCTTCCAGAGATTATCTTTAACAGTAAGCTTAGTCCAAGGAATATCAACACCATCACGCATTTGCTCAAAAACAGCCCTTTGATCGCACCCAGAGGCATTTAATTCTTCGGCTAGTAATCCTAGCCATACATGGAAAGCGTTCCGCTGAGCGTCAGTTTTCGGCCTTTTTGCCCCATTTACGGGTACTACCGTGACGACCCAGCCATCTTTAGACTCTGGCCACACAGAATTGACCATTTTGGCAAGAATTTGGTCCTTATGATCAATTTTAAACTCCATAACCACGCCCCTTGAGATAATCTAAGAATCCAGGCGTACAATTATTACACGCTAATTCGTCATTATTGGGCGGTAAGCTGGTCGTCTGTTGAAGTAGCCTAACAACGTCTTTTCGCTTGATGTTAAGTTGATCAGCGATGTCGTAAGGATCAAGATCAGTATTAACGTACATGGATAGTATTTGTCGCTTCTTGTAAACATTCATAAACCCTCCTCCCGGATTACTCTTTTCACATAGTCAGAATCAACACCGCACACTTCTGCGTGCCATAGCTCACCTTCGAGATACGATCTAGCGTTATTAATTAAGACTCTTTCTTCTTGGCTTGGCTGCCGAGACATTACTTGATTCCAGTTATACTTATCGATCAAAGCTAACTCGATGACCGAGAGCATAAGTTTTTTCTCTGGAAAGGCCCAATACTCTGATTCTTGATCGTAGCCAAACAGCGGGGACAGTCTTTTGATGACGCTGTGGATTTTTATAAAGTTTTCACGCCACTCTAAATTCTTTGTCTTACCTGCTCGGCTACCTGTTGTCACAAGATAATATTACCGTTCCATCGTTGTCTTACCAGTTTACCGGAGATTGAATTTGGACCTTGACCCTGAACATACCACTTGTAATTATTATTATCCCTGTTAAGGCCAGAATATATTCTTCCGAAGTAATGTAAACTCTTTAAGGCTTCTCTTACATCGCCGGGTCTTGCGTTTAACATTTGTGCGTACTCTTTACAAATCAAACCAGGATCGCTTTGTACTGTTTTATAAACTCTCTCTTTACATATCATCGGTATTACCCTCTAGCGGCATTGGTCTGCCTTCAATTGAAGTAAACTGCATAGAGTCTTTGTGGAAGTATAGACCAAAATTCAACTCTGTGCCGTCTTGACGGTTTTTTACTAACTTTAACCATACATCAGGCTGTGTTAGAAACTTCTCATCAAAAGGTATTCCGTTTTCTTTGTATGCTAAATGCTGCTCTCTTAACTTGTTCCTAAAAACAACAAAAACTTTATCAGCTAAGTCTGCTATCTCACCTGCACCTCGAATACTAAACTTACCGACCTGCTCGTTCTCATCGGAACCTTTCCGCATGTGGCACACTAGATGAATGTGCAGCTTGTGCATCTTGGCGGCGGCCCTTAACTCATTTACAAACTCTGCCTGTGAGGTGTAGTCTTCCCGACCAACGCCGCACATGGTCAGGCTGTCAATAACAAGGTGGTCAATAGCTAGCTCCTGTCCTGCGTAATGAACCAAACCCAAGATTCTTTCTTGCGGGACCTTATCAAGACAGTCGTAAATGTGACCTACATCTTTCATCCTATCCAGCCAACCTAGCGCAAACTCCTTTGATGGAGCGCAACCTGCTGCTTGCGAACACATCCACTGCAAAGTCTCCTCTGGCTTCATCTCCATAGATGCAACCAACACTCTTCGACCCCTAGCCATCAAGTAAGTGCAAACATTTGAAAGTAAAAGAGTTTTCCCATGCCCGTTGATGCCGCTCCATACGGAGAGCTGTGACTCGCCCAATCTCACTGCATTGTGAGTTTTAGACCAGGGTAGCTTATCGCCGATCAACCCTGTGCCATGGCTCATCTGGTGAACTAACCTATCGCTATAGGTGTCAAAACTGCCTATCTCTTGCGATTCCTGCTTGCCGATAAAGCCTAAAAGCTCTTTATCTGTTAAATCAATCTTGTTCATATCTCTCTCCAATTTTGTTTTATAAGGAACCTTTTTTTGTTCTAATTCTTCGGTAATACATTCTTCCGCTGAGTTTTCTAAATTGATGCTTCCAACCCATTCGACTTGGTATAAAAATGTCATAACAAAGCTTTTTACTGGCAAGGTAAAGCCTACATTCTTGATCTTCTTTATGACTTTCTAGTGCGTACATAGCTAAAGTTGCAAAAGCGTCAAGCTGTCCTATGTTTCTGATGTTATCTCTTATCTCAGATAGCTTGTGAGTGCTTGATACCATTAAAAAGTCATCTTTAACCACTCGCAGCGGTGCTGTCTCTATTAACCAGGGGTTTTCTATCTTATTACTTACAACGTCTTCAACCCCAAAAGACATATTGCGTGAATTGCCTAAATGATCAGTTGTTGCATTTGCTTTTCCAGTCATATCTTTCTCCATTTTTGTTGAATTTTCTAAAATTTCATTGAATATTCAATCGGTAATTTAACTAAAAATACTTTTCTTACCGGTAATTTAATCAAAAATACTTTTCTTACCTGTTTAGTCTCCGCAAAAACACGAAATTGAATCATCGTCACCAAAATCAAAGCCTTGCTGGTCAGTTGCAATGATTCTTATCTGCTCATAACCCAACTCAAGCCTATTGAAATAGTCATTCTGCTTGTTTTCTTGCTCTATCCACCAATCAGCTAAATCTGGCCTTTGTTGCATGATGGATAACCTTTTAGACCTTCCTTTTAAAAAGCATAAGTCACAATTGCCCCAGTCAGTGACTCCGTTGTTGTTTGGTAGCTCCAAATCAAATGACTGCTCTTTCCAAAACTTACCTACATCCTCCTTAGAAATACCGTCTTCATAGAGTGGTAGCATCTTCTCAGAGCCGTCAGAAACAGAACCCAACATTTTCCTTGCCCTTCTTACTTCATCTGCCCGTATGCCAATCATCGCCTGGTAAGGAGAATTAAATCCTTGCGTCTGCAAAAACCTATTGATTGTCCGTATCTTCATTTGACCGCTGCACATTCTGTTAAGAGGGTTTGGTAGCTGTCCTACATTCTCAATTAGCTTTGCAAAAGGCCCACCATTCCTGCTCGCTGTGGCGTAATCAACCTCTTTCCAAAAATACTGATAGTTTTTTGAGTTTTCCTTCTGAACCCTACCGTCATACTCTAGCCAATGTATCTTCACCCCCCAGTTAATCGAACAGTTATTGACAAAATCCAATGTTTGAGGCATTTCCTTGCCAGTATTAGCAAAGCATACTTTGACATAATCAGGCAGTTTGCCGTTATGTGCTTCTATGGTCCGGTAAAGCATATAGGCCGAGGTTCTCCCACCGCTAAAGCTCACAAGTGTTTGGTCATCGCAATAATAAGGATTCATATCCATACCTCCGTGGGTGCTTGTTTAGTATCACCCTTCTTAATTGTCAGAACATCCCACTTATCCCGTAGCTTCTTTGGGCTTAGGATGTTTGACTTCCAAAAATTATCGCTATTGGCAAACCTGAATAAATCCATGATCTCGCTATGGGAATGACCATCGTTTTCACGCATCAATCTCACTTCATTGGCCCATAAATCCATGCTTGGTTTGCGGTGCTTTGGGTTTAACGCTAGGAGTAAATTGAATATGGATTCAACTGTTTCCATATCGCCTTTTTCCCAGCGTAGGTTCTTTTTAGGTTTATTTATAGGTTTAGGTACTAAATCTAGTACTGGTTGTGGTACTAAATTTGCTACCACCCCAGTAGAAATATTAGTACTACCCATATGTATCGTGTACCAGTTAGAAGAGCCTGTGACTTTCTTGCGACTGATCAATCCTAAGTCATTTAACCCCTTTAGCGATTTAAGTACCGTTGCCCTAGCGAGTGAAGTTTTCCTGCAAATATAATTCACACTGGGATTGCACTGACCTGTATCTGCATTGTGGCAATCTGACAAGCAAAGCAGGACAAGCTTCTCCGATGAAGGTATATCTACCTCCCAAGCCCAGAATGTCGCCCTAGCGCTCACTTAGAGCCTCTGAGAGCCTTCCAAGACTCCAGCTCAGAATCTTTATCAGCCTTACTTTGTTTTTCACCTCTCCCCCTACTGGCGCGTCCAATTTCTAAGCGCAGCTCATGGTAGTTAACATCCTGCACAATCTTCTTTGCCTCTTGGCGATAACCATCTTCAGGAAACAAAATAGACCACTCTTCACCAACAGAACGAATCACATCAATTGCACCGCAACCTGACCAGCATTTAACCAAGACATTGCCATTTGGAGCCTCATCAACATAAAGACTTGGGTTTTTGTCATTGTGTGCCGGACATTGCGCTATCCAGGATCGTTTGTTTTTTCTGCGTGGCTTAACTTCTTTAACGTGATTCAATTTACTGATCAGGTAGTCTGCTGACATTCTTCACCTCGCATTTTTTTTATTAGATTAAATTCTCGTAATCTTTGCTCAGGTATGCCTTCTTTCCAAGAATACACTGACTGAACTTTGATGCCGAAGTGTTCCGCTACTTTCCCAGGACTACCGAAGTAGCCTACTATTTCAAGATATTGTTCCATTTTTTTTCCTCTCTCTTGTTGACTAGGCTTCAAATGTAGTCTAGGCTTCTTCCTGAGTCAAGCAAATTCTGGAGGGAATTATGAGAAGACGATTTATTGGAAAGTGTGAAGAGTGTAATTCACAACTAGAGTTTATGCACTGCGATGATTGCGGCGGCTCAGGAGAAGGTTACCACGAAGGAACCACTTGCTCTACTTGCAATGGCGCTGGAGAGACTAACGAAACCTACTGCCCCGTCTGTGACGATGAGTGATTTATTTTTATTTGGCGGGAACTTTGTGGCAGTTTTAACTGTATTATTAATTTTAATTTATCTTTGGAGAGAGTAATGAAAAACGAATATTTCTTTTATATAGTATCATTTCTGTTAGCGATATTCTTTGTGTCTTATGTTGACGCACAAGAACTGGAAGAAGAGTATTGCCAGAGTCTTGAGGTCTACCAGCAAGAATCTGACCGCCAGGCTGCACTAGAAGCTGAGATTAGAGACTTGTATGTTTTCTTAATCCAGCAGAAGAAAGACATCGCTGAAGCAGAATATAAAGCTAACCACTAACAATCCTTGGAGGGAACAATGTGGATACTACCGAAGAACTACCAACCGTCATCAGCTTTTGTTCGGGCTACGCTGGAATCGAAAGAGGACTTGATCTTGCTGGAATCAATCATCGAGTCATCGCTTACTGCGAGATCGAAAGCTATGCCATTGCGAACTTGGTCTCGAAAATGGAATCGGGTCAGTTGGATCCCGCACCTATTTACACGGATCTTAAAACCTTCCCATCAGAGTTATTTCGAGATGCAGTTGACATTATCACTGGCGGGTATCCGTGTCAGCCGTTCTCAGCAGCGGGTAAAAGACTTGGAGAAAAAGACCCAAGACACCTCTGGCCCTACATCCGAGAGCATATCTACACAATACAGCCTGCTAGAGTCTTCCTCGAAAATGTCGAAGGACACATCTCGATGGGACTCTCCAGCGTCATCAGCGACTTGGAAGAAGATGGTTACGGAGCAACGTGGGGAATATTCTCAGCGCGTGAAGTCGGCGCTCCTCACCAAAGAAAGCGAGTCTATATCATGGCCGACTGCAACGGTGTTCGATGTGACTGGGGGACGCTATCCAACGGAGATAGTGAACGGCCAATGGAGGTCGAAGCACTCGAAGGATCCGAACAGCCCTTGGTACGGAGCGAAGCTGAGGGATGCAGTGGAGACAGCGGAGGAAGTATGGGCTACTCCGAACACGATGGATCACTTGCCACAACGGAGCGAGGAAGCATTGAGGAGGCAAGCACAGACAACAAGGAAAGGAAGGAGTCGTCCTGCGAATCTGAGGGAGCAAGTCAATCCAGAAGCAGTGGAGATTTACAAGCAGGAAAACTGGCCGACACCCGATGTAGCGCAAGCTCAGAAGGTCAGCAACAGACCGAACTACGGCCAACTGGGGTTAGCGAATCATCCACAAGTACATGGCAAGGAAGTGGATCGAGAGCCGATGAAAAAAGACAGGCCTGGCCAGCCGGGGCAGGAAGTTTCCAGTACGAATGGGAAGAACCAAGAACAGTTTGGAAAACTAAACCCGAATTGGGTGGAACAGTTGATGGGCTTGCCGATAGGGTTGACAGGATTAGACTTTTAGGTAATGGTGTAGTTCCACAAACTGCTGCGAAGGCGTGGCAAGTATTATCAAGTAGACTGGAGGGTTTATGAGTAAGATTAAAAAGTTAGTACCTATTGAAGAACCAAACACGTTTCCAGCAGATCATGCTGAAGCATCTATCGAACATGAACTTTTGTCCACATTACGATGTGCAGCCGAGAATATGGGCTATAATCGTATGGAGTTCTTAGGATGGCTAGAAGATTTAGCTGACCTAGTGTTCGATGACTTAGAAGAAGATTCTATTGATTACGATAACATACCATTTTAGGAGAGAGGGATATGGATAACACTGAACAGAAAGCTTTTATTAATTGGATTAGTTTATGCCCACATGGATGGCTAATTAAGCACTACGATATTTATCCGATCTTGGGTGAAGCATCTATCCGTTTAGAAAAGATTAAAGTAGAAAAGGGAGAGGACGATGAATAAGTCAGAAAACCTAAACGAGCTGGCAACAGCTCTATGTAAAGCCCAGAATGAGATGGGAGGCGCTGTTAAAGACGCTAAGAATCCATTCTTCAAATCATCTTACGCTGATCTCACTAGCGTAATCAAAGCTATCAAGGAGCCGTTTAATAAGAACGGTTTGTCCTATGTGCAGCTACCTACTACCTCTGATGGTGGTAAAGGTATCGGCGTTAAGACAATCCTTATGCACACCTCTGGCCAGTTCATTGAGTCAGAGTTCTTCCTACCTATAACCAAGTCTGACCCACAAGCCGGCGGTAGTGCAATAACCTACGCTAGGCGTTATGCGTTACAGGCGATGGCTGGTATACCTACTGCTGACGATGATGCAGAGGCCGCGATGATGCGGGGAAAGTCACTTGAGCTTGTAGAACCAAGTGAATGGGATCTATGCTTACAGGCCGTTAAGCGTAACCAGGAGTCTGTAGACGCCGTTAAGGAGTTACTAGCCGATCCTAGTGAAGAGAATGTACAATTCGCTAAAGAAGCATTTGGTGAGATTGAAGAAGACGATCAACGAGCGATGTGGAAGGCACCTACCAAGGTATCTTCTGCACCGTTTACAACTGAAGAACGTAGACTACTGAAGGGAGCATAAAATGAGCGATTATGATAACACCAATTCTGGTGCATTGTTTAAGAACGATGGTAAGCAGGGCAATCAGCCTGACTACCGGGGACCACTGAATGTTGGTGGTAAAGACTTCGAGGTATCTGCCTGGATTAAGAAGTCCCAAGCAGGTAAGAGTTTTATGAGTATGTCTATCCAAGAGAAGGATTCTTGGAAGAAGGATGCGCCTAAAGCTGCTGCACCAGCGGGAAGTGACGACTTTGAAGACGATGTGCCATTCTAATGGGTGTCACAGTGAACCCTTGTCCTGACTGCGGCGCTTTATTGGAGCCAGTCCATAGCGCCAAAGGTGATCTTCTAGGCTACTTCTGTAAAGGTATTCTGGTTAAGTCTTGTACATACATCAATGTTAAGTCAACCGCTGAATACGAGAATGAACTGAAGTATGCCAAAAAAGAAGGCTAAGACTGCACAACAGCTTCGTAAAGACGCCTTAAAGGCTCTACAGAAGCTTGTAAGGCTCAAGGCGGCAGATGATAACGGGTATTGCTCCTGTGTCTCCTGCGGCTGTACAAAGCCTTGGAACGAGGGTATGCAAGGTGGTCATTTCATTCCTAAAGGGTCTAGTTCGTACTGGGCCTTGGAGGAAGAGAATGTTCACCCTCAGTGCGTATATTGTAACCAGTTTGGTATGAAGCATGGCTCTGCTGCACAGAATTACACGCTATATATGCAAGATATGTACGGCGATGAGACAGTAAGGCAGATGTTGGCGGATGCCAATAAACCGAAGAAGCTCTACACCGCTGATTATCGAGAGATGATTGAGGAGTGGAACAAACAAATCAAAGAACAATTGGAGAGGATAACATGATTGAATCACTATCTATGGTCGTAGACGACCCGGAAAGCAACAAAAAGCTACTTATTGACTACTTACCTCAAGATAAGCTTATAACCATTAGTATTGACGGGTACGATTCTTTATACAGTTTTATTATAAACGACCCTAAATCTATGATGGCTGTTGGCGACTATATGTTTGCTGCTGGCGAAAACCTAGATTAGTGGCAAAGGCGTCCAGAATGTGTAAAATAATAATTAAACATATGGGCATTTTATGTACTACTTACTGATAATGCTTCTGTTAGCACCAGCGACACTTGCTTCAGAAGCTACAGTGGGTGATTTTGGTACAAACCAGCAAGCTGAAACGATTACGACCACGACTGAGACTACCGTGAACCAGGAGGGAATGCCTGTCACTACAGCGGTAGCACCCTCAACACCGACCTATCAATCTGACACTTGTTTAATTACCTCTGGTACAGGTATGCAGACTCTCCAGATTGGCTTCAGCACTTCAAGAATGCAGGTTGACAAGAATTGCGAGAGACTAAAGCTATCACGCCAGCTAGAGAAGCTAGGCTTGAAAGTGGCTGCGACTAGCGTTCTATGTCAAGACCCCCGTGTGTTCCATGCGATGATGAATGCCAAGACACCCTGCCCAATCTTAGGGCTAATAGGAGAAGAAGCAATTGAATACTACAAAGAAAACCCTGATCTTGTCCCTGATCCTCCTGCTGTCCACAAAGGCGAGTGCGAGCGAAAACGACTTCGATATGACAGCGTTAAGCGAAAGCACGTCTACGATAAACAATGTAATAACAAGTAACATCCAAGAATATATCCAGTGGACTACTCAGTCCATGCTCGATGGCAACACAATCATATACAACAACGATGACGGCACTCAGTACGAGCTAACGCCAGAGCAGATGGATGTCTTTAACCAGGCTTATGCTGATGGTCTAGCAAACAGTACCCCAGAGGCTCTTACAGCCGTTCTCCTGAACGATATGATTGACCTAGAGCAAGACACCTATGAAGAAGAGAAAGAGACTCTGATAGAGGCTGCAAGCGAGATAGCGGCGGTTACAGAGATAGCAGATATGCTTGTCACTGGCGATCAGCAAACTAAGATTAACGCTGAGCAGTATGCGACTGACAACGACCTCCGAGCCATCAAAGAAGGTAGTCGCCAGAAGTTCAACACCAGCATTAGCGGGATGCTAGAAGCCAGTATGACCAAGAATATGATTGAGAGCTATGCTCAAGATTCTTTTGTTATAGATACAATAGCCAGCTCATTTATGGCTACGAACACAGTTATGGACTTCTTTACCAACACAGCTATATCTATAGACCAGCTAAACGTAAGGCAGTTAAACCTAGATTGGGAGGCCCACAATACCGGGGTTGAGAGTGAAATGTACTTTTTGTACTCAAATGAAGCTCAACAAACTTTGGAGATAATACCTCGATGAATGCACAAGATGTTGCCTTATGGATAGGCATAGCAAGTTCTATTGGCGGTGCCGCTGTAGGGTATGGCACACTAACCGAGAAGGTGTCTACGCTAGAAGCTAATACAGATGCCACTCACCTTGAATCAAGATTAACTAAACTAGAAGTGAGGATAGAAGACAATGACATTGGACGGATTGGCAAAGAAATTGAAACGGTTAGAGGCGAAGTTGCAAGGGTATCTGATAGACTTGAGGCTATTGATATTCCGAATACAGATCAAATTAAAGAAGATGTTAAGGTTCTGCAAACAGAAGTTAAGCACCTTGAGCAAGAAATTGAAAGTGTTGACGGTAGAGTCGAGGGACTGATCAGTAAAGGCAGGAACCCACTAAGATTGTAGAGGTCGCTATGGATATAGGTCGATACCCGATTGTAAGAGTAACCTGGCGTGATGCTCAAGAGGGTGAGCAGGGCTGGTTAGACATAGAGGATTGCAGGAAGACTTCTATGGCTATATGCTACACGGTAGGTTGGATGATAGAGCATAACGATGATACTATCATTCTAATGACTTCTGCTGCTAAGTGCATGACTGAAGAAGAAGTAACACAAGGGGGTGGCTGTACGGCTATTCCTACGGACTGGGCTACTAAGATAGATTATTTGTTCCCAGAACCAAGAAAAGTGAAGTCAATTGAAGAATTATAGTCTATACTTTGTTTAACAGAATATGCCAGTGGGTAGGCATCCCTCCAGAGCTGCACCGGCCAGCTTCTCCCGCAGTCGGTACTTATTATGGGTAAAGGATCAAAACCAAGACCAATGGAAGTCAGTCGTAAGGAGTTCAAAGAGAACTTCGATAAGATATTCTATAAGAAGAAAGACTCAGAGGTTAAAAAGAATAAGAATACTATTCTGCCGAGGAAGTCTAGTTAGACTTTAATCCTACTGCATTAGCAATATCTGTTGCTCTTTCAGTGAGCCTTATCCTATCACCTTTTATGGGTTGATAAGTTGTTACCATCTCTCTCCGCACAGCAAGATCATCGTTTTCTTGCATAGCCTTTCTTAATTTTTTAAATTCTTTAGACTTGTTACCTACGTTAAATTTAATATTAATCATAATGTCTTGGTATTTCTTAGGAAGCTTAGAGAAGTTTTTGTCTTCTTTTTTTAACTGCTCTCTTGCGTTGCTTATGTCTTGTCTTAGTAGTGTTTTAGCTTGGCTCATACTGATACCCTGACTCACATCAACATCAACGCCACCTATCTTTACTTTCCCAGTCTTCGCCTCTTCTGGCGTTAGCTTATGACCAAAAGCCAAAGTATCTGTGCCACCCTCTAGCGACTTATGTGGCGACCAACTCTGACCATTCCAACCAGCTCCAATAGAGTTTTCTGCATTAGCTAAAGATGTCTCAAATGCGCTCAATGGCTGCTCTACAATCGCTTGATTGACTAAATCAATGTCCATTATCGGTATAGCTCTCTAATTTTAAGTAATTGGTTTAGCTCATCTTGCCTTTTTTTCATTTTATCTTTGTTTTTAAATCCTGACTCGCCCAGAGTCTTGTTAAGCTTTAAACCTACATCAGCTGATGAAATCTCTCTATCTAAAGCATCATGGGCATAAACAGGTAGAAATGGCGTCTCTCCGCCAGCATCTTTTTTTAATCTATTGAACATATCTAAAACAGATTCACCCATCATAGGGTCATTTGCCCTTTGCCTCTCAACATCAGACATAGCTATCCCAAATAAACTTTTACTTGGCTGTTCGTTTGCTCTTGACAAAAACTCCAAGACACCTTTTGGTAGTTTTAAATCTGGACTTTTCATTATCGTTTTCCTGCTGGTGTAAAGTAAAACCCTATTATAGCGCCCAAAGTGGTAATCGAGACAAGGGAGATATGCCCTGTTGTGATTGAAGTTGTAATTCCCTGATCGACTGGCATCTTATAGAGACCCCACAAGATACTAATT